TGGCTGGACTAGGAAATCAACTTGAACCTAGCTCTGACGAAATGAGATGGAAAGGCGAAGATGTAAGAGTTTTTGTAAGATTTAGAACCATCGAAGATTATCCTTATAATGGATCAAGTTTATCTATAGTAAAAGATAATGGATTTAAAGATCATCCTTACAGTGGAATCTATAGAGTTTACATTGTTAAGAATGAGTTTACCGGAGGTGTTTTCAAGCAAACACTATCTATGGCAAAAGACTTTTCTATAGATCCAGATCAAACTGTTGAAAATCAACAAGCTCAAGCACAAGCACAGGATATTAATCCTATACTTTATGCTGATATAACAGAAGGAAGGGTGAATGGTGATAATATTATTCCTAAAACTCCAGAACCACCAGGCAAGCCAAACGCAAACATGGGACAAGGTAATATAAGATGACAGCAACACTATCAAAGATACAATCATCAGGTGCTCGCGTAGCGAGGGTAGTGGGTCATGATATTAAAACTGGCATGGGTACACTTTTTGTACAACTAGAAGGAAGAAATGCAGCAACCAGAGGAGAAGCGTCACAGACTTTTCCTGCTTATTATGCTCCTCCTTTCTTTGGTAGTACAAGTTTTGCTTACACTGGTGTTAATACCGGCAATGGCAAAGCATTCCAAGATACACAAAAGTCTTATGGTATGAGTTTTGTTCCTCCTGATATTGGAACAAAAGTTATAGTAATTCAAGTTGACGACACACAGCAATGGTTTTGGATGGGAGTTATTCCTGAATCAGGAATTAATCACATGGTTCCCGGTATTGCCGCCGCAGAAAATGTTGACTTATCGCCCGAAGAACAAACTCTGTATGGGCATACTAAATCGCTTCCTGTAGCTGAAATTAATACAAGATTGCTTAGAGAAGAATCAACCCAAGATTTAGAAAACGCAAAAAGACCTCTACATCCTTTAGCAGGATTTTTATTAGATAGCGGACTTATTGGCGATCCTACCAGAGGAACCCATGGAAGTACAATGCGCAGAACTGCTATTCCTAATGTGTATGGAATAAGCACTCCTGGACCATTAGACAAACGAGATGGAGCACTTAAAAAACCTCAAGGAACCAATCAAAATGTTTCTGATCCTGTATTTGTTAGCAGGGTCGGCGGTCATCAGTTTGTTATGGATGATGGCGATGAAAGATTTGTAAGAAAAACCAAAGCAGATTTAGGACCTCCTGAATATGCCGACACAACTAAAGGAGAAACTGGTGATGCTAGGATTCCTTTCGGAGAAAGTTTTAGAATAAGAACTAGAACAGGACACCAAATCCTTTTACATAATTCAGAAGATTTGATTTATATTGGTAATAGTAGAGGTACTGCTTGGATAGAATTAACATCAGATGGCAAGATAGATATTTTTGCTCAAGACAGCATTAGTATTCATACACAACAAGATTTTAATTTCCATGCCGGTAGAGACATTAATCTAGAAGCTGAAAGAAATATTAATATTAAAGCAACAGGACGTAATACAGAAAGTCCAGATGGCGCAGGTGCTACACCTGATGCTGTTGGAAGAATACATGTCGATGCCGCAGGTAATTTAACAACGCTGGTTGGCGGATTTAAAACTACAAATATAGAGAAAGATGTTAGCACAGTGATTAAAGGTGCTGAGAGAAGAACAGTTGCTAAGAACTTAGAAGAAACTGTGGGTGATGATGTTAAACTCAAAGCAACAAATATCAACGCCTTTTCGTTGAATAATACAAGAATTAGATCTGACAATAGTACAAATATAAGCAGTGCGAATTTCCATAGAGAAACTGCTGATAAAATTGAGATGAATTGTGATCCTGCTGAAGTAGCAGAACAAGGCTCTATCGATAGTGTAACGATCGCAGAACCATTAAGTTTACATCAAAATGCTGTTGTAGATATTACTCTACCTTGGTCAGATGGCGGTGTTGAAAGAGAATACCAAAGTGATGAACCATTGGAAAGTATAATGAAGAGAATACCACAACACGAGCCTTGGTATAAACACGAACACATGGATCCTTTAGCGGCAGCCCCACCAAAAACCGACAGGGACATAACGGAGGAATAATATGGCTAGAAAGATATACAACCAACAAAAAGTACAGACTGTACAAGCAAGTACAGGATCTGTATCAGCTGAAGGATCTCAGTTTAGATATAAAGGATTTAATTCTAGAAATAAAGGAAACAGTTTTAAGCAGTATGATTTAGATCTAGTTAAACAAGATATTCTAAATCACTTTCATATTAGAAAAGGCGAAAAACTACAACTTCCTGAATTTGGTACAATCATATGGGATATGATATTCGAACCAATGACCCAGACAAATGTTGATCTTATTATAAAAGACGTTGAAGAGATTATAAACAGAGATCCTCGAGTTAAGGCAAGGAACGTATCTGTTGATCCAACAGATCAAGGTATTATGCTAGAAGTAGATCTAGAATACTTACATTTTAACGCTACTGAGCAGTTGAAAATACGTTTTGATAAGAGAACAGAAGAACGTTAAAATAAAATGCGCAGTTTTTTATCTACGGTAAATAGTGTATAAGGTAACAAACAAAGATGACAACTACAACAAGACAAAATAATTTAATACTTGCGGAAGACTGGACACGTATCTATCAGACGTTCCGTAATGCTGATTTTAAATCTTACGACTTTGAAAATCTACGTCGTGTTATGGTAGATTATCTGCGTGAAAATTATCCAGAAGATTTTAACGATTTTATAGAAAGCTCAGAGTATGTTGCTCTAATTGATTTAATTGCTTTCTTAGGACAAAGTTTATCGTTTAGGCTTGATCTAAACAGTAGAGAAAATTTCATTGAACTAGCAAGTCGCAAAGAAAGTGTATTACGTATTGCTCGTATGCTTTCTTACAATGCTAAACGTAATGTTGGAGCAAACGGTTTACTGAAAATTACTTCTGTGTCTACAACAGAACAGTTAACTGATAGCAATGGTCTTAATTTAGCTGGACAAACAATACAATGGAATGATCCTACAAACCCCAATTGGTTTGAACAATTTATTGCGATTTTAAACGCATCAATGATAACCAATACTGAGTTTGGTAAAGATCAAGGTTCTAAAGTTATTGATGGAATAAAAACAGATCAATATAGATTTAATAGTACAAATACTGCTATTCCGCTGTTTAATTATTCAAAAACAACAGCAGGAAGATCTATGCGTTATGAAATTCCAAGTACATCTATTTTAAACTATGATTACATATATGAAGAAACTCCTCTACCTGGTAATAAATTAGGATTTATATACAGACAAGATGGCAGAGGTAACGCAAGTGCTAATACCGGTTTCTTTATGATGTTTAAACAAGGAACACTCGAAAGTGCTGAATTCCAAGTAATACAGCCAACTGTTAATGAACAAGTGTCAATTACAACACCAGGCATTAACAATAGTGATGTTTGGTTATATCAATTAGATTCGAATGATAATCCTCAAACACTATGGACAAAGGTTGATTCTGTTGAAGGCAACAATATCATTTATAACAGTCTAACTGGAAATCAAAAAAATATCTATACTGTTATTACACAAGAAAACGATACAGTTGATTTGCTATTTTCGGACGGAACATTTGGAAATCTTCCACAAGGAACATTTAGATGTTATTTTAGAACCTCTATAGGTTCTAGTTATAGCATATCTCCAAGAGATATGAGAAATGTCGGTATTGATATTCAATACGAAAATGCGTTAGGTGTAACACATACACTTACACTTACAATGAATCTACAGTATACAGTAGATAATAGTGCTCCGTCAGAAGACGTAGAATCAATTAGAACAAAAGCACCGGCTCAATATTATACACAAAATAGAATGGTTACTGGAGAAGATTATAATCTTGCTCCGTTAAGTAGTTCACAAGAAATTTTAAAAGTAAAAGCAATTAACAGAACATCTAGTGGTATTAGTAGAAATTTTGATATTGTTGATGCTAGTGGAAAATATTCCATGGTTAATGTTTTTGCCGATGATGGTTTAATTTATAGAACCGATACTGAAAGAAATTTCAGTTATACATTTACCAATAAAAATATTGTATTAAATTATATTAGAAATACAATCGAACCTGCTATTGAAGATTCACAAACATATAATTTTTACATTACAAATTTTGATAAAATCTTTACTAGTGATGTAAGTGTTAAGTGGTTACGTTCAACTACCGATGCTAACGCTTCTACAGGTTACTTTGGAAACATATTTGATGAATTTCCGATTAAGGTTGGCATATACACTTCAAGCAACTTGCGTTTTATAGAAGCAGGCAGTTTAATTAAATTTTTACCACCGTTAACTACACAAGCATTTAAAGACGGTGAACTTGTAACATACGATCCTACAGATAAAACTCATAAAAAATATCTATGGTCAAAAGTAGTTAGGGTTGTAGGTGATGGCACAAACGCAGGCAAAGGAAACCTATCTAATGGAACAGGACCAATTACATTATCGGATCCTATTCCATCAGAGGCTATTCCATCACAAGTTGTTCCTAAATTTGTTAATAATTTACCTACAGATATAGAAACAGAAATACTAAATCTTAGTTTTTCGAGTCAAACATTTGGTCTAAGATATGATATTGAAACTAGATCATGGAAAGTTATTTCTAGTACTAATATTGATTTAGCAAGTGATTTTAGTTTAGGTCAAGCAGGCGATGCTACAAATACTAACGCTGATGCTAGTTGGTTATTAGCATTTGTATATGACGGTGATGAATTTAGAGTAAGAGTGCGTGGCACTGATTACATCTTTAGTAGTGTAGAACAAAATAGATTTTATTTTGATAGATCAGAAAAAATTTATGACAGTAAGAAAAGAACAGTAATTAAAGATCAAATTAAAGTTTTAGACATTAATAGTACTCCAGAAGGAAAAGAAATTTCGGCCGCTGACCTAGCGACTCAGATTGTTGAACTAAAAACAACAAACCCTGATTTTACAGCAGACGATGTTACTGCTATTATTGATCAAGATAAAACTCTAAAAAATGATGTTTCATTTGAAATTTTTGATAGTGTTAGATTTGAAGATGGATATCAAAGTACTGAAAGTGTTAAGATAACATTTTTTGACACAGACGATGATGGAGTAATTGATAATCCTGATAGTTTTGATGATATTGTAGGAACAGATCTAACAGACAAATATTTGTTCTTTAAAAAATCAACTGATAATTTTGGGTTTACACAGTTAGAATTTATTAATAATGATACCAATACTGTATTAATCAAAGACAAAGAAGTTAATACAAGTGTTAATGATTATGAACATAATCAATTAATATATTTTTATGATCAAGCAGAAAATTTTGTTAAAAGAGTTGATTTAATTACCAGAACATTTATTCTTGAGCCTAGCTATGTTGCTTATGTTGGACGTAGCGGTCTTAAGTTCCAGTATATTCATAATGCTAGTAGTAGCAGAAGAATTGATCCAAGTTCCAGTAATATAATTGATGTATATCTATTGATTAGAAACTATGATATTAACTATAGAAAATTCCTAATAGGAGCATCAGCATCTGCTCCTGAAGAACCTACACCTGAAAGTTTAAGAATTCAATTTGGATCAGAACTAAGTGATTTAAAAACTATTAGTGATGAAATTGTTTATCATCCTGTAACATATTTTCCATTATTTGGTACAAAAGCGCCAACAGAATTTCAAACAACATTTAAAGTTGTAAAGAACAAAAATATGGTAGTTAACGATAATGATTTAAAAGTTAAAATTGTTGTAACAATAGCAAATTATTTTTCAATTGAAAATTGGGACTTTGGTGATAAGTTTTATTCAAGTGAACTACTAGCATATATTATCCAGGCTAATTCTCCAGAAATTAGTAACATTGTAATGGTTCCAAAACAAGAAGATCAAGCATACGGAAGTTTAAGTGAGATACAATCTCGACCAGATGAAATCCTAGTAAGTGCAGCAACAGTTGATGATATTCAAATTGTAGACACAATTACAGCAACTGAACTTAATTTGCTCAACTCACAGGTTATAACTAAGACGAGTAAAAATTAATGGATAAGAAAATATTCAAACAGAGTGAATTACCTGTTAGAGAAACTTATAACTTACTGCCAGAGATTTTTAAATCTTCAACAAACAGAAAGTTTTTAAGTGCCGCACTAGATCCTTTAGTACAACCTGGCACACTTGATAGAATTTCAGGTTATATAGGTCGTAATTACGGAAGAACCTATAACAGTAAAGACATCTATATCGACAAAGAAGAATCTTTAAGGCATGCTTATCAATTAGAACCTGGTGTAGTTATTAGAGATAAAGAAAATTTATCTGTTAATAGTTTCTACGATTATATTGATGTAAAAAACCAATTAAAGTTTTTTAACAACAATAACGAAAGAGACGACCTAACTACAGGATTAAGAAGTTATAGTTGGAATCCTCCTATTAATTGGGACAAGTTTATTAACTATAGAGAATACTATTGGTTGCCGCAAGGTCCTGATGCTGTCAGTGTTAGTGGTCAAGGCCAAGATATTATTTCAGAGTATAGGGTTAGAAGCCAAGGCGAAAACGAATTTATATTTTTCCCCGACGGACTAACACCTAATCCTGGTCTAACTCTATATAGAGGTCAGACATATATTTTTAATGTTAATACTCCTGGCGATCCTTTTTATATCAGAAGAAATCCAACACAAGGATCAATAGCAAATTATAACGATGGCGTTACAAATAACGGTATTGAAGTTGGCACAGTAACATTTACTGTACCTAATAATAGTCCAGATGTGTTATACTATCAAAGTTCAAATAATATTGATAGAGTTGGTATGTTTAGAATTTCATCTATAGATGAAAATACTAAAATTAATGTTGAAACAGATGTAATAGGAAAAGTAAATTACACAAGCTCTAATGGTATAAAATTTACAAATGGTTTAAAGGTTAATTTTACAGGACAGGTAACTCCAGAAAAATATTCAGAAGGAGATTGGTTAGTTGACGGCGTAGGCGAATCAATTAAGTTGGTAAGTTTTCAAGAACTCGATCTACCACCTGTAAAAAATGACGATGTTGATGTTTTATTTGACGATGGCGGCTGGGATGAATTACCCTTTGATGATGCTGTAAGTTTCCCTTCAAACAAAGACTATATTACAATTAATAGATCAAGTCAAGATAAAAATCCATGGAGTCGTTATAATAAATGGTTCCATAAAGATGTTATTAATTACAGTGCTGAAATTAACAAAGTAGCACCAAGAACATCAGAAACAAATAGAGCAAAACGACCTATTATTGAGTTTAATTCAAATATACAACTTATTAATCATTGTGCGTTAGCTAAAGAAAGTGTTGATTTTATTGATGATTTTACTACCGATGTTTTTTCATCTATTGAAGGAACAGCAGGTTATAATATCGATAACGTAGATGTTTTTGACGGAGCAAGAATTATTTTTACTGCCGATAATGATCCGCTAGTAAAAAATAAAATTTTTGTTGTTAAAAAAATTGTCATACAAGCAAACAATACTGCTGATAATACACAAATAGCACTAGTTGAAGCCGATGACACAGAAACAAACCCAGGCGAAGGTGTAATTATTAGATTTGGAAAAAATAATGCCGGATTAATGTATCACTATGATGGCGAGAATTGGATCAAAAGCCAAACTAAAAATTCAGTAAACCAATCACCTAAGTTTGATGTATTTGATGATGACGGAGTAAGTTTTTCAAACACCGACAAATATGAAACTTCATCTTTTGAAGGTAGTAGTTTAGTATCATATAAAGTTGGAACAGGCCCGGTTGATAGTGAACTTGGTTTTTCTATATCTTATCAAAACTTAAACAACAGTGGTGATATTGAATTTCAATCTAATTGGGACTACGATTCGTTTACATATCAAGTTAATGCTGAAAACAAATCGAAAAAAATTAATTCTGGATATATTAAAACAACACAAACTTTAGATAATTTTAGTTTTCATAACTTGTACATTGCTAGTGATCCTGTATTTGATCAAGGAATAGTACAAGCGTTTACACTCGAACAAGATTCGAATGAAGTTACATTCTCAAATGTTGATTGGTCAAAATCGAATAATCCAAAATTATATTTTTACAAAAATGGAGAATTTATTAGAGACACATTTACTGTAGTTTCTACAATCGAAGGCAAGAGAACATTTAGTTTTGATACTATAGATTTTTCAGCAGGGGATACTGTAACTCTTAAAGTATTTTCGGATGATGAACCTAATTTAGGATTTTATGAATTTCCTAAAAATCTAGAAAGAAATCCCTTAAATCAAGAACTTAATTCTTTTACACTAGGACAAGCAACTGATCATTTAAGATCAATGGTCGATTACACTGATGAGTTTTCAGGGAAGTTTCCAGGTGAAAGCAATCTTAGAGATCTAGCAGGTTATCAACATAGAGGACAGCGATTCTTAAAATATATTTCTGTTGCGGCAACTTCGTTACCGTTATTGTGTGATAAAAATATTAATATTGTTAAGTCATTAAGATATGCAGCAAGAGAATATGAAAATTATAAAAGTAATATCTTAAAATTATCAATAACATTGCCATTTGACGGAGAGAATGTAGTTTCTTTCTTAGATACAATAATTTCTAAAATTAGCGGAGTAAAGCCTGAAACTAATCCATATTCTAATAGTGATATGATTGGTAGCGGAGCAAATAAAACGACAAAGTATACTGTCGAAGATACTGGAATTAAAACATTTTCTCTAACTGAAAAGTTTGATTTAGAAACAGCGTCGACTAAAGCAGTATACCTTTATATAGATAATGTACAATTAGTACACGGTGTAGATTATGTTTTTGACAGCGAGTTTAGTTTTGTTAGAATTACTAGAGATTTAAATGAAGGCGAACTGTTAGAAATTAAAGAATTTTATTCAACGTCATTTACATTTATTCCTGAAACACCAACAAGTTTAGGATTAACAAAATCTTGGGTTCCAAGAATTTTTGTTGACAATACGTTTGCTAAACCTCAAAAATTAATCAGAGGACACGATGGTAGTTTAACTGTTGCTTATGATGATTTTAGAGATGAGTTAGTACTAGAGTTTGAAAAAAGAATTTATAATAATATTAAACAAAAATATAATCCTGAAATTTTAGATATTGACAGTTTATTTGGCGGATACGAAAACACAGGAACATTTACTAAAAAGCAAGTAGATGATATCTTAGAGCTAGAGTTTTTGAGATGGCCTCTAGTAAAAAATATTGATATCTATGAAAATGCTTATCATGATCCTGAAAATCAATTTACTTGGACATATAATCAAAATTTAGATATTTTAAGAGAACAAAAAATGCCCGCACACTGGAGAGGCATTTATCAATATCTTTATGATACCCAAACTCCTCATACCGCGCCTTGGGAGATGTTAGGTTTTACAGAAAAACCAAGTTGGTGGGAAGATGAGTATGGTCAAGCACCATATACTTCAAATAATTTATTATTGTGGGAAGATCTTAGAGACGGCATTATTAGACATGGCGAAAGAGCAGGAACCCATAAAAGATATATTCGTCCGAGATTATTAGAATTTTTGCCTGTTGATAAAGATGGTAATTTATTAACTCCTTTAGAATCAGACAGTATTATTGATTATTCAACTGATTATACAGCAGACTTTTCATTTGGAGATATATCTCCGGTTGAACATGCGTGGAGACGTAGCAGTGTTTATCCTTATGCTCAAATAATTGCGGCATGTTTGTTGAGACCTTTCGAAACTATTAGTTTAAACCTAGATAGAAATATTTTTAAGAAAAACAATGTAGGACAACTTGTTAGTAAAACTACAAATACTTTTTTAACAAATGATGATATTATCAGGGCTGTAAATTCTACTTCTAGATCAGATGGATTGGTTTGCTTTGTTGTAAACTATCTAAAATCAAACGCTAAAACAAAACAAGATATAATTGATTTGTACGAAAACTTAGACATTCAATTAAGCACAAGAATGAAAGGGTTTGTTGATAAAGCTCAACAGCAATATCTTTTAGATAGTAAAAATCCTCAAAGTACACAAACTGGTATTTTTGTTCCAACAGAAAACTATGAAATATTCTTTAATTCTAGTTCTCCTCAGTTTACAACAAGATACAGCGGTGTGTTAATTGAAAGAGTTGCTGGCGGCTATAAAGTAAGCGGTTACGATCAATTAAATTCGATTTTTAATTACTTTAGTTTCTTTGCTCAGCAAAATGATCCTGTATTAGATGTCGGCGGTGTAAGTGAAGGCTTTGTTGATTGGAGTGCTGAATCTTTTTATTCAAAAGGAACGTTAGTAAGAAATCAAAATCAATTTTTTAGAGCAATACAAGCACATACGTCTGGAGAAATATTTGAAGCTAATTTTTGGACAGCAATAGACAATGTTCCAATTACCGGCGGAGCAAGAGCAATCAAGAGAACAAAGTTCAATGAAGTCGATACTCTTACTTTAAATTATGATCATGTATTTGGAAATATACAAGAAGTTGTTGATTTCTTATTAGGTTATGGAGCTTTCCTTAATTCCCAAGGGATGGTTTTTGATCAATATAATGAAGAACTTGGTGTTGTACAAAATTGGGAAACATCAGTCAAAGAGTTTCTTTTCTGGACTACACATAACTGGGCAGTAGGAAGTATACTTTCAGTAAGTCCTGGAGCAACTTTATTGCGATTCCAAAATATTGGTTCTGTAGCAGACAACATTCTTGATAGTTTTTATGATTATAATATTTTAAAAGCTGACGGCACAAAAATAGATGCTACTGATATTGATGTATATAGAGGAATTAATGAATTACTAATTTCTCCGCAGGATAATACTCAAGGAATATATTTTGCTGAAATTAATTATATACAAAAAGAACACGTTACTATTTTTGATGACAAGACTGTTTTTAATGATGTTCTTTTTGATAAAGGACCTGGTTATAGACAAGAAAGAATTAAGAGCAAAGGATTTAGAACCGTCGATTGGGATGGTAACTATACTTCTCCAGGATTTATATTTGATAGAGTAAACATTAGCTCTTGGAAAAAATTTACAGATTACAAAATTGGTGACATTGTACAATTTAAAGAATTTTATTATGTAAGTAAAAAGTTTCAAAAGGGTACAGACAAATTTGATAGATCATATTGGGATCTATTAGATAACCTTCCTGAGTCAGGTTTGGTTCCAAACTTTGATTATAGAATAAGTCAAATTGAAGATTATTACGAAACCAGCATTGAAGGAATAGATTCAAAGCAAAAAGAACTAGCAAGACATACAGTAGGTTTTCAACCTAGAGAATATCTACAGGAAATTGCTGAAGATACAGTATCACAATTTAAGTTGTATCAAGGCTTTAGTAGAGAAAAAGGCTCCAATAACGCAATTAAAAAAGTTTTTGATAAAGTCAGCGAAATTGACGATGATAAAATAGTGCTAGACGAAGAATGGGCATTTAGATTAGGTTCAATTGGCGGCACAGATCAAATTAACGAAGTTGAGTTTGATTTAAAAGTAAGTGACTTTAAATTAAATCCGCAACCAGTTTTATTAAATGGTAGCGAATTTAGTGTAGTCGATTTTCAAAACTATATTTTATTAAATGATAATGATTATCAATTAGCAAATACAAGTTTTAAATTCCCTACCAAAAGGTTTGAGGTTCCTGTTAATTCAGCAGGTTACATATTTTCAAGTGATGTACAGTTTATAAGAAATGAATTAACCGAACTTTTAGATAATACTGTTCCGTTTGATAATTTTAAACATGGTGACAACGTCTGGACAACATTTGAGCCAGGATCGTGGAATGTTTATAGATATGTTATTAGTAACGTTTCAATATATGATGTTGAAGCACCAGATGTTGATAGATTGGTTTTAAAATGTAATAGAGTACATGACTTTAAAGTAGGACAAATTGTTGGAATAACTGGGGTCCAGGGACTAAACGGATTTTTCCAAATTGCTGGCGTAACACTTACAGATATTATAATTGCTATTACAGGATTTAGAGAAGAACCAGAAGTTGACGAAAGCTCATTTTCTTTTATAAGTTATTTTGAAAGTGTACGAGTAGCATCTTACGAAGAACTAGTAAACAAAGGTTTTGCTAAACTACCAGTCGGTTCTAAAGTTTTTATTGATAAAAATGAAGATAACGGAAATTGGGAAGTAGTAGAAAGAAACAAACAATATAAAGTAACACAAATTTCAGAATACGGTATTGCTTTTCCAACCGGAACTGGTAGTGCTGTGTCGTTTGTTCCTGAATTAAATCAAACTATTGTAGGTAACCCCGGTGCGCCGGTCACCACTGGCGACGTCATTAGAGACTCAGCTGTAGTTGTTTATTCAGACGGAGAATCAGGTTTAATACCTTTACAAATTCTTACGCCAAAAAGCGGATTACAATCTGCTTACTTAGGTGCGTATGCTGAAGTACTTACAGCAAGTAAAGATGGGCGTTGGTTAGTTGTTGGATCACCAAAAGCAAGTTATATTCCAAGCAACTATCAAGAAAAATTTGATCCAGATGCTAACTACGAACCAGGTGATACTGTATTGTATGCTGGAAAATTATATGAAGCAAAAGTAAGAGTATTTGGTGATGGAAGTAGTATTGATCTTTCAAGCGAAGATTGGAAACCAGTTGAATTACCACAAGCAAACCCACTTGGAGGAGAATTATTTTTAGCAAATAAAGGATATTCTAGACAAGGTGGTGTTGACATTTATGAGTATTCAAACGGCCAATGGATATTACGAAATAGTTTAGTAAGTCCAAGACAAGCACATGGTGAAAATTTTGGCGCTTCTGTTTCAATAGGAAAACTAGAAGGTATTGAAGGAACCAGCGGCGATGTAACACTAACTGTAAATGAAATTGATGCTGTTGGTGGAATTATTTCTGTTAAGTCAGACGGAACAAGTGGTTTAAATGATGCTCTATTTGAAAATGTTAGCGGCATTGATGTTAGTAGTTCTGGTATTAATGCTACATTTGATATTACAAGATCAACAGGTATACCAACATATGATGTTAGTGTAAGAACTGGAGGATCAGGATACACTGTTGGAGATAGATTATACATTCAAGGAACTAGAGTAGGCGGGCAACCAGCATCAGGTACATCTAATAACGATATTGTAATTGTTGTTAAAGCCGTTGACGAAAATGGTTCAATTTTAGGTGCTGATACATTTAATAATATTACAGGAATTGTTAGTACTCCAGTATCTGAAACAGCATTGTTTACTGTTACTAAAAACAAAGATGTTTATAATGTAAGACTTAGACAGGACGGAGCAGTAAAAGTACAACCAGGTAATGGATATAAGCAAAGAAGTATTGTAAGATTCAATAATTTCTTCTATGCTTGTATCAAAGATACAAATATTGATAAAGGTGTATGGAATAGTACATCAACATATTATGAAGGTGATGTAGTTAAGTTTCCTGCTAATAGTTCTCAATATTGGAATGTATTAAAAACAGTAACAAATGTCACACCTGGCACAGATGCAACTGCTTATAGTTCTTACGAAACTATATTTCCTGATAGATCACCTGAGTTTTGGGAAAGAGTTTCTGGATTCCCATTTAATGTAAAATATATAGATGATACTAACGATCCTAATTTTGGAACAGGTAACTGGGTCGATTGGGACGAAAAAGACAACAGCGGAAATTTAATTACGTATACTACAGGAACTGTTATAGTAATCCCTGGAAATACAGTAGGCGGTTTATCACCTGAAAATGATATTACAATTAGAGTAAATCAAGTTACTGACGACGGACAAGTAGGACCTTTCCCAACTAAAAGAGAAGGTGAAATTCAATTCTTCTCTTATACAGGAACAGCGGCAATAGGTATTGAATTTACAGGAACTCCTGCTAGTGGATCAGGAACATTCTTAGACGTTAGTCCGGAAGATGTATCAAATCCAGGAACCGGCGCAATCTTTAACGTTGAAAGAAAAGATGGAGCATATAACACTACAATTAGTGTAGCAGGCTCTGGATACGTTATCGGAGACCAAATTAAAATACTTGGAACTAGTATTGGTGCTGTTGACGAAAGTTACTACATGGCAGTTTCTGCTCCAGGTAGCCGCGATGACAGAGGTAAAGTTTATCTTTACACATACAACGGATATAAATGGACATTGCTACAAGATACTTCTTTTGTAGGATTATTTGATATCAATAGAAGTTATGTTAGCGGAAGCATTGTTTGGTATGGTAGCGGTTATTATAAAGCAAATGAATTCTTTACAGCTGATGGAGTAACAACTCCAGATATTAGTGATTCCTGGGACGAAACAAATACTGTTAACAGAGATATTGTTCCTAATGTTTATGCTTATGTTGATGACGGATCGTCATTTGAACAAGGAACAGCTGACGAGCAAGTTGAAAATATTGATATTGGAGATAAGTTCGGATCCAGTATATCAATGACAGATGACGGAAACGTATTAGTATCTAGTGCTCCGTATGCTGATACATCTAATTTTGAAAGTTATAGAGGTGTATGGAGAGCAACTGAAACCTATGTCCAGGGCGATGTTGTAAGAAGAAATAACAAATACTATGAACTTGATAGTGATTCGAGTTTAACAAGCATTGATGATGCTCCTGAAGTAGATAATAAATGGGTTGTTGTACAAAATACAGGAATGCCAAGAACAGGCGTAGTATTTGTATACAAGAAAAATGCTAACAAAGTTTATGAATTTGTTCAACAAATTAACAAGAATGACGTTTCAAGTTTAAATCCTGGTGATGTGTTTGGATACAAAGTAACATTATCAGCGGACGGAAATACATTATTTGTTGGTGCTCCAAACGAAGACAAAAATGAAAGAGATCAAGGATCGGTTTTTGTATTCAACTGGAGTCAGAATAAATTTGTACTAAATCAAAAAATTCAATCAAACACAAATGACTTTGATGAAAGATTTGGATCGAATATAAGTGTTTCTCCTGATGGCAAAACTTTAGCAGTTTCAGCAGAAGGTGCTCAAACATTTGAAACAACTACATTTGATACTGATCAAACTAAGTTTGATAGAGAAATAACCGGCTTTGCTGATCCATTAGGAACAACAGGTAAGGTATTTGTGTTTAACGAATACGGTGGCAAGTGGGTTCTCGGTGAAATTTTTGAAGATGATTTAAGTTTTAATGAAGATTTTGGCCGTTCAATTGCTACAAGTAACAATACTATTATCGTAGGTTCTCCAAAATATCTATCAGAAGATCCAGCATTCAGCGAAGTAGTTATTGGTAGAATACAAAAGTACGAAAAACAAGAAGGTATTCAACCATGGACTGTTATTAGAAATCAAACTAATCAAGTTGATGTTTCTAAAATTAGAAATCTTGCGGCATATGAAAAAGAAACTTATACAAAAATTGCTGACATAGATGTTGTTGATTCTTATAAAGGAAAGATACTTGGTATTGTAGAACAAAATATTGATTTTAAAACACCATTTGATCCTGCTGTTTATACAGAATCTAATAATGAAGAATTAACAACTAAAGATGAATCACAACATTGGACAGATAAGCAGGTCGGAAAAATTTGGTGGGATACATCAAAAGTAAAATATCTTGTTTATGAACAATCTGATGTAGTATTTAGGAACGGAAATTGGAATAGTACAGCACAAGGTAGTTCAATTGATGTTTATCAATGGGTCGAATCAACACTAAGACCAAGTCAATATGCTAGTTTAACAAATTCAGATGATCCAACAATTACAGGAACTCCGTTACATCCAGACGATAGTGTTTTTAGTATAAAAGAAAAGGTTGATCCAATTAGCGGAAATATTTCAGAGACACGTTTTTATTTCTGGGTTAAGGATAAACAAGATATTGAAATTAATAGTCCTAAAACACTAGCCGCAAGTCAAGTTTCTGATTATATTTCGAATCCAGAAAATGCTGGTGTTCCTTTTGCTTACATTGTAGACAACGACAAACTTACAATAAGCAACCTCAAGAGCTTATTAGATTACGATGAATTTAGTGTTAACATACAGTTCTATAAAAATAGTCAAGACGTTAATCTAATTCATAACGAATATGTTCTTGCTACAGAAGAAAGTAAACAAGATCCAAATAATGATCTTGAAAGAAAGTGGATTGACAGTCTTGTAGGAAGTGATATTCTTGGAAATCAAATTCCTGATCCTAATTTATCAGACAAAAACAAATATGGTACAGCAAGTCGTCCGAGACAAACCATATTTGTTAATAGAAATAAAGCAGTTGAACAAACAATAGATTTTATTAACGAAGCATTATATACATTACCACTAGCAGATGAAATCGATTATGAATTCTTAAACATGATTGATAAAGAACCTAGTGAAGTTAAAAATCTTTACGATGTAAAAATTAATACAGAAGCTGAATTAAGATTCCAAACAACATCAACTATTAAAGATGCTAAACTTTCAGTAAATGTTATCAACGGTCATGTTAATACCATTGAAATTGATGATCCAGGCTTCGGATATAGAAGAGCTCCATTAATTACCATTACAGGTACAGGTGAAGGAGCCACAGCTGAAGCAACAATTGATAGTTTTGGTAGAATTACAAGTGTAACAGTTACTAATAACGGTAAGAAATATTTAACAGCGAATGCTATTGTTAGACCTTATAGTGTGCTAGTACAATCTGATAGTACTGTAGACGGCTTTTGGAGCATCTATGCTTGGAGTGTTAGAGAGCAACAATTCTCAAGAGTGGCTACACAAGAATTTGATACTACAAAATATTGGGAAACTATTGATTGGTGGTCAGAAGGCTTTTCGGAAGATAGTAGAATCAAAGAAACATTGCCTGGTTTATACGCAGAAAATGAAGTAACACTAGATGAAGGCGAATTATTAAGACTTGATGATTTTGGTTCAGGTGGTTGGGCAGTACTTCAACGTACTGATAAAGATCCAAAGATTAAAGGAAAATTTAATCTTGTTGGTAGAGAAAACGGAACCCTTAGAATTATTAATAAGTTTTACAATACCGAAACTGAATCTGTTGGTTATGACAAAACACAAACATATGACAGCAATAGATATGATACTAGTGCGGCTAAAGAGTTTAGAAACATTCTAAACGCTATGAAGTATAATGTGTTTATTGATGAGTTAGACGGTTATTGGAATAAATTGTTTTTTGTTAATATACATTATGTATTCAGTGAACAATTATATGTTGACTGGGCATTTAAGACAAGTTTCTTGAACGCTATTCATAATGTTGGTTACTTAAAACAAAAACTTAACTTCCGTAGCGATAATCTAGCGGCATATCAAGCATATATTGAAGAAGTAAAACCGTACAGAACTAAAATTAGAAACTTTACAAGTAGATATCAAAATATAGAAGATACAAATTCAAATGTATCAGATTTTGATCTACCTCCATATTACAATATTGATACTAATACTATTAACCCTGTAAAACTTGGTGATACTCAAATTGATTTGAAACCATGGAACGAATGGTTTAACAATTACAAATTTGAAGTAACAGATATTATACTTACAGATCAAGGTAGCACATATTCAAGTGTCCCTCAAGTTATTATTTCAGGCGGCGGCGGAACAGGCGCAAAAGCAAAAGCATATATTTCTAATAGAAAAGTTACTAAAATTGTTTTAACAGACTTTGGAAGTGGCTATACTAGTGTTCCTACTGTTGAAATTGTTGGCGGTGTTGGAACGCAAACACAGTTTAGTGCTAAAGCTGTTGCTAGAATAGGAAACAGCAAGGCAAGATTGTTCCATAATACAATTAAATTTGATAGATATAGTAAAACACCAACATTTAAATCATATAGTTCTAACGAAAAGTTTATTGAAACTGAAACATTTACAGGAACTGGTAGACTAACAACGTTTGATCTTAAATATCCTAGCACACTTGACAAGAGTGCTATCACAGTTTTTGTTGATTCACAACAACAGTTTGTTAGTGATTACAATATTACACTTTATACTAAAGTTATTAATGACATAACAGTATTAAAAGGAAGATTAACACTGTTAACAGCCGCACCAGACGGTTCAGTCATTACTATTAAGTATGAAAAGAATGATGAAATACTAGATAGTTTAAACAGAATTGACAAATACTATAAACCAACTGACGGAATGCTTGGTATTGATAAAACTATTCCAGATGATGGCAGTGAAATTACTACAGATTATTCACAGTTAGTTACTGGTATGGATTATGGCGGTGTAATTGTTCAAGGTGCTACATTTGATGTTGGCGCAGGATGGGACGCTTTACCGTGGTTTACAGAAGGTTGGGATACTGCTGAAAGCAACAGTAAAGATTTTTACATTGCCGCAGATGATAGTACCCATGAATTTGTATTACCTGAAGTTCCTGAGTCAGGAAAAATTTACAATATCTATATTAGACGTAAAGGTGAAACAAAAACAACAAGATTAGACGATCCAAATTACGGTACGTCAAACCAAACCAACGATGATGCTATTATGACATCGTTTGTTGGTGATGGAAGCACAAACGTAATTACAATTCCTATTCCGGATGAAGGAATTTATGTCAACGACGGAGACGTTTTAATTTTCCGTCCTGTTGAAAGTGACGGATCTCTTGATATACAATCAGCAAACTATCTAGATGCCGAAGTAAGCGGTGGAACACTTTTAGGTGCTACTCCTTATTCAACAGCAACAGGTATTTTGCCTGAAGAAATTGTTATTGACGGTGAGAAGTTTATTAGTCCGGAGCAAGTTCCAGCACCAGAAGAAAATGTTCCAGGACAGGTACTAGAAAGTTTAAGCATTAGAGTATTCCATACAGATAGATTTGGAGCACCGTCTGTACTTTCTAGAATTTATACTGCTGACGGTACAGAAACTGTTTATAAGATTGATCAACATATCCTTGAAAATTCTAACTTGCTAGTTTTTGTTAATAAAACAAAACAAGAAATTGATGTAGATTACACTATTGATTATAATAATAATCAAATTAGATTTATTACTGCTCCAAACAATACAGATATAATTGAAGTATTTTCACTAGGAGTAGGTGGCGTTGAGTTGCTTGATGTTAGAGAATATAACGGAGATGGACAAACACGTTACTTCTTAACAGGTGCTCCGTTTGAATCTACAGGAAAAGTGTTTGCTACCATTGATGGTGTAGCAACTAATGTTGGATTTGTTAATAGTAATGGTGTAGTTAACCAAACAGACAATACTCTTGTAGAATTTGGTAAACCACCTAAGACAAATTCATTAATTCAAATTGTTGTACTTTCGGAAGAAAGCGGCCAAGCAGAAAGTATTGTAAGAATAAACGAAGAAAGAATTACTTTAACACCGGGTACTAAAACATATCCAATCCAATTCTTTGAAACTTTAGGTTCTAGAGATGATTCAAATATTATTGTAGAATATAACGGCTCTCTACTAAGATCGGTTGATAGCACTTATTATGTATATCAGGATAATGATACTATTAATCTCAACGATGATCCTGTAATTGGATCGGGTACAATAGTTCCAACACAGATAAAGGTTTTCTTAAATGGTGAACCTCTACGTGACGCATTAGATTATAATTTTGATGGTGCTAATAATTCTATAACATTAATTGTTGATGCTAACAAAGGTGATATTGTACAAGTTGAAAACTTAAAAGATTCCAACTATGAAATAGTAAATGGAAATATTGTATTTTCGCCACTTTATGTAATTCAAGCAGGCGACTATATTGATGTAACATGGTTTACTAGATACACTGAAGTTGATATTGTAAGAGATGTTTATACTGGAAATCAAAACAGTTATAAATTACAAAGAAGTATTAATAATATTTCTAATGTTTGGGTTTATAAAAACGGTGTTAGACTAACACCAAATATTGATTTTTATGTAGGCGGCGCAAATAACGCAGTTTATCTAAAAAATAGCACTTTAGAAACTGATATTATTGAAACGTTAACATATAGTAATAAAATTTACAATAATCCTATTAGTTATGAAATTTCTAGAGATGTATTAAACAGAAACAGTTATCATAGATATCAATTGATAAATGTTGAACTTGCTGAAAATTTAAACTATTATGATACTGTTGTCAAGTTAACAGATGCTTCTAAGTTACCAGTTCCGGCAACAGGTCAACCTGGAATTGTAACAATAAATGGCGAAAAAATACAGTATCTAACTAAGTCAGGAAATGAATTACAGAATATTAGACGAGGTGTATATGGTACAAGTATTAGAACAGTACACGAAAAAGGCACAGTAGTTATTGATACAAGTTATACTGAACAAATTCCGTATAATGATGAACAGGATAAGGTTGATTTTGTATCGGATGGTTCAAGTTTACTAGTTGGACCTTTAGACTATGTTCCAGTTAAAGGTGCTGATTTTGATGTTACTAATACAAGTATCCCAGATGGGTACGGACGTTGTGATAATATTGAAGTGTTTGTTGGCGGACGTAGATTAAGGAAAGACGCATTTAAATTATATGATGCTACAAAAGCGGCATATAGTCCAGACGGCGATGTTCAGTACGATGCTGAATTTAGCGTAGATGGCATAAATGAATATGTAAGGCTTACTGATCCTGTAGATCCAGGAACACGCATTACAATAATTAGGAGAACAGGTAGAACTTGGCACGATAGAGGAGATACTACTGTATCTAATGGAGTTTCATTAAGTGAAGCAACATCAGCAGTAGCTAGATTCTTACAAAATAGTAGCACAGAATTACCTGAATAAATACAATGAGAGATAACAAACTCGAAGAGACGGATATGGCAGAAAAAACACAAAATCAAACAGATAATAAGAAACCTGACGAACAAAGTGGGTTTCATATTGAAGGGCATATTAAGATTTTTGACCCTGAAACTAAAGAAGTTTACGTTGATAAACGTAATGCTATTCACTATGAAAACATCAGTGTAGCAATGGCACAAAGTTTATCAAACCAAGGAGTTGGTTGGATATCAGAAATGAGCTTTGGTAATGGAGGAACGGTTGTTGATCCAACAGGGCTTATTACATATCTCACACCAAATACAAACGGTACAGACAGTAGTTTGTACAATCAAACATATACTAAGGTTGTCGATCAAAATTCTGCCACTAATACAGACAACACTAGAAATAAAATGGAAGTCCGTCATGTAACTGGAGCAACATATAGTGATGTTGTTGTTAGTTGTTTGTTAGATTATGGTGAGCCAGAAGGCCAAGAAGCATTTGATAATTCAGTAGATATGGATGGTGAATATGTATTCGATGAACTTGGTTTAAAAGCATCAACAGGAAAGTTGTTAACACATGTTGTATTTCACCCTGTTCAAAAATCATTGAACAGATTGATACAAATTGATTACACAGTTAGAATACAGAGTCTAACTGGATTTACTGAGGTATAATAATGTCGTATAAAGTTTTTTTTACAGATGATACACTCCATCCAGAACCTTTAGAAGTATTTGATAATACATCAAATGTCGATACAAGTGTAACTATACCTGGTAGAAATCAAACAGGTTATGGTAAGATTATTGCTGAAAACTTTTTACATCTACTAGAAAATTTTGCTAGTGATGTAGCACCTAGTGATTCTCAAGCAGTAATTGGTCAGTTATGGTTTAATAGCCTAGAAAATAAACTTTTTGTATTTGATGGAATTAGTTGGAAAACTACTTCTAATATTAGAACAGGCGTTGATGAGCCGCAAGGCGCGGCAATTGGTGACTTATGGGTCAACACATCAACACAGCAATTATATCTATGGTCTGGTGTAACATGGGTACTTGTCGGTCCACAGTTTAGTGAAGGTACCAAGTCTGGACCGTTAGTAGAAAACTTATTTGATATTGATAACGTTTCAAGAACAGTTATTATATTTTACTCTCAAGATATTCCAGTTACTATTATTTCAAAAGACAGTTTTACACCTAAAGTTGTTATTCAAGGTTTCAATAGTATTGAAGCAGGTATTAATATTACAACAAGAACTGATATTTCTGAGGAAGCAGTAACACCAAAATTAATTGGAACGGCTTCAGCCGCAGATGGATTAGTTGTAGGAACAGATGTTATTCCGTCGACAAGTTTTATTAGAACAGATGTTATTGGTACAATTCAAAAACAACTTAATGTTAGAGACGATGCTGGATTATTTGTAGGTACTAACGGTAATATGAACTTGCGTGTACAAAACGCAAACGCTGTTGTTTATAATAGTACACCTGGAGCAAGTATTGATTTACAATCAAGTAGAACAGGATCTTTTGGTGTTCCGTCTACAGTACTAAGAGTTATTGAAACTAAAATAGGTATTAATAATCTTAATCCAAGTGAAACTTTAGACATAGTAGGTACTGTTAAATCTACAGGCGATCTTATTGTAACTTCAGAAACACAAAGTACAAATTTACAAAACGGTAGTATTAGAACAGAAGGTGGTCTTAGTGTTGGAAAGGACATCAATGTAGGTGGCGATCTAACAATGAATTCTGGAGCACTTGTTACTAAATCTATTAGACCATTAACAAGTTCAGAAACAATCGGCGAAGCAAATAACAAGTACAGTACAATTTATGCTAACAAAGTTATTGCTAACACAGTTGAAGGAACACTAAGCGGTGACATTGATGGTAACTCTAACTCAGCAACTTCATTAAAATCCGCAACAAATTTTAAACTAGAAGGTGATGTATCATCAAACGTTGTATCATTCAATGGTACAGGAAACCTAAACAAAACATTTCAAACAGAACTTACATCGGACATTATTTCAACTAAACCAAGTTCAGGTAGTGTTAGTTTAAATGATGAGATTTTATTTTACAGCAGAACAGCGGGATTAAGAAAAGCAACACGTGAAGTATTTTTAGGTGATGCTAGTGTTCCAATTGGATCAATATTTCCTTATGCTGGAGCAGAAACAGATGTTCCAGAGGGATATCTACTTTGTGATGGAACAGAATACGAACAGTATAGATTTAGAGATTTATACAGTGTAATTGGTGACACTTATAATGATGTTGCTAGTAAAGGAAGTTTACAGTCAACTATTGATAGTACAATTCAACCATCCTTTAGAGTTCCAGATTTAAGAGGACGTTTTCCACTAGGTAAACAAAATATGAATAGCGGAGCAAAAATTCCTCATCCAACTGGACAGTACGATGCTATTCAAGATTTAACAACAGCAAGAGTTGATCAAGCTGAAGCAAGTTTATTAGGTGCTTATAGCGGCGATGATGCTTATGTAATTGAACAGTTTAATATTCCAGATCACGATCACGATATGAAAGGTCGCACTGGTACTAATACAGTTAGTGGATCTCAATTCTATGCTATAAACGAAGTTTCAACAGCACCAAATGATTTTGCCCCAACAACACAAATTGGTGGTACTGGCGTATCAAATACAAGAATTAAATCAGGAACAGTTACTAACGGAGGCCAAAAAATGGCGTCTAGTGGTTTAGTTAGAATTGCTAACGAAAATAAACGAACACCTGGACAGGCAGATTCATTAGTAGGAAGACCATTTGGTGTAATGAACCCTTATATTACATTGAACTATATTATTAGAAGTGGACTTCCACTAGTATAACGGAGCAAAGTATAAATGGCATATACAATTAACAGAACAGACGGAACAGCAATAGCAACAGTATCCGACGGACAAATAGATCAAGCATCAACTGATATTACACTGGTTGGAAAAAACTTTAGTGGATATGGTGAATATATCAACGAAAACCTTGTTAAAATGCTTGAGAATTTTGCCGGTGATTCTCAGCCAAATGCTCCACTAACAGGTCAACTTTGGTTTGACGTAACAGAAAATAGAATTAAAGTTTATTCAGGAACTGAATGGAAAGCAGTTGGAACATCAGCACTAGCATCTGAAAGACCTTTAGATATTAGTTCAGGTGATTTTTGGTTTAATATTGTAAATAGACAATTATACTTTTTTGATGGAACAGCAGATTATCTAATTGGACCTGATTATAAAATTTCACAAGGTGTAAGCGGTGTTGTAGTAGAAGACATTGAAGATTCAAACGGAAATACAAGAACTATCTCTACAGTTTATGTTGGCGGAGATAGAGTTGGATTTTACAGTAAACAAGAATTTTCACCACGTATTGCTATTCCAAACTTTGATCAAAGTACAGTTAGAATTGGTTATAATCCAATTAAACAAACACATAAATTTTTAGGAATTGCTTCTAACGCAGAAGCACTAGGTGGTTTAAGTGCTGATATTTTTGCTAAGAAAAATCAGGCAAATGTATTTACTGAAACAGTTACAATACAAACTGCTGGTGGTTTAAGATTTGGAGAAGCAACTAATGGACAACTAGGTTCAGAAGGCGCTGGCGACTTATTTTTATTAAACACAACCAACAATCAAAAAATTACATTCCGAGGAAGAAAGAACGGAGGAAACGTAGAATTTATTAGTCTTACTCCTAATGATCAAACAGAAGCTGGAAAGAACACAGTTAAAATTAATGATGGAGTACCAAACAGTTTAGTTGAAATTGGCGGCGATTTAGTTGTACAAGGAGACTTTACTGTAGCAGGTAGTGTGTTAGAAATTCAATCACAGAATGTACAAGTTGAAGACAAACTTATTGAACTAGCAGTACCAAGTAGCGGATCACCAACTGATTTACTAGCAGACGGCGGCGGCATATCACTAAAGGGAAATACAGACCATACTATTATATGGAACAATGCCACTGACACTTGGAACTTCTCAGAAAATATCAATGTTCCATCTACAAAAGGTTACCAAATTAATGGCTCTAATGTTTTATATGATACAGGTGCTGGAGTTGAATTAGCCGCGGCAGTAACTAGTGCTCCGGGACTAACATCTTTTGGACCGCAAATTAATCTTAATGCTGATAACATTACTATTAATGATAATGTTATATCAAACAACGGTGTTACTGTGCCTTACTCCGACGGAGATCCTGCTAATCCAACAGATATAAAAATTGAACCTAGAGGAAATTTAGTATTGGTAGGAACTTCACCTAAAATTACAGGTGTAACAACAACTAATCAAACTAATATTAATCAAACAGCAGAAGCATATGATAATTTAAGTTCAACTGAAAGATCAGAAGTAACAAACAAAGCCTATGTAACAAATTATGTAAGAAAAAGATCTATTCCGTTAACAATGGATATTACAGGTTATTATCCAAACGAAGAAAACCCAATGACAGCAAATGAAATTGCTACTGAACTTTTAAGAATTTGTCCTCCAGCAGAATACGAAGCTGGCACTACAATTAGGATTAGCACTATTAGATATGTGTTAAGTAATATCGATTCAGTAACACCTACACTAACAACTACTGCACTTTATGACGTTGAAGGTAGCGAAACACCAAGCGGACCTACTGGAACTTTTGGTGTTATTAGAGAAGTAGATGCTGATACAATCGGTGCTAAAAGACCTCCAAGATTGTATCCTATTAGAGGTATAACAACATATGAATTAAACACAGGAAAAACTGCTTGGGTAGTTGCTCCTAGTGGTGGATTAGTTGAAGATCAAACTAATCCAACTGATCCTTTAACAGGACTAGTAAACTTTATAAGGCCATAATACGGTAAATATGATATAATGGAAGAAAAAACATGCCATACCAGATAAACAAATTTAACGGAGATCAATTAGTAGTACTACAAGATGGTACTTTAGACTCAACAACAAGTATAGGTCTTGTTGGTAAAAATTTTGCTGGATATGGTGAAATTCAAAACGAAAATTTCCTTTGGATGCTTGAAAATTTTGCTGGCGTTGGCGCACCGCCGAAGTCAATAAAAGGACAACTTTGGTATGATGCTAATGTTGATAGAATTAAAGTATACAGCGGTACTAATTGGTTGTTGGTTGGTGGAACAGAAGTTTCGTCAACGGTTCCAACAAGTCCATCAAAAGGAGATACATGGTTTGATGATACTAACAAAAACTTTCATGTATATGATGGTAATCAGTTCTCATTTGTTGGTCCAGAAGATGTACAAGGGTTTGCTGGAGTAACAAGAAATTTAAGCCGTTCTATAACTGACGATCAAGGAACTGATCATCCTGTGATTAGAGTAACTGTTAATGGTGCTACTGTTGCTATTATAGCAGATAGTCCGTTTACAGTTAACAACATTCCAGGATTTACAACTTTAGATGCCGGTATTAATTTAAATTCAGCAACATATATTAATGGTGTTTTACATGGTAACGCAGATAGTGCCGATGTATTAGCAACACCAAGAAATATTAACGGCGTGGCATTTGACGGTTCCGCTAATATTACTGTAACAGCAAACACAACAAATCAAATAATTGCTGGAAATTTCTTAACAGGAAATAGTTTTGATGGATCTAATCAAACTACTTGGCAAGTAAATGCTACGTCAAATGATGTAAGCGATACTGTTGTTGCTAGAGATAGCGCAGGGAATTTTAGAGCCAATACAGTTACAGCAGATTTAAATGGTAATAGTACAGGAACACATAATGGTCC